TTCACTCGGTCACCGCTTTTAAATTTATAGTTTTCCAATGGGTTAGGAGACCTAGGAGAAGCAGGTGATGTATCCATTTCCAATGTAATATTACTAGCCTTTACATTTTGTTCTGTTTCGGCAGTAGGGTTCGCAAATGATGTAATTAAGTCGCCATTCTGATAGGTTATAAATTTATCAATATCAATCGCCGATATGATAATGTCTTTCATTTCTTTAATGGATGGGGGCTGTGGTTTTTTCTCCATAGGTGCCGCCTTCTTCTTGCCTTTTTTGACAACCGGGATATCCGGGTTTAATTTAGCATTTTCTGCTTCTTTTTCATGAAACATGGCACTCGCAATACATGCAATAAATGATTGAGATGAGTTGTTTTCAACGCCGCGTCTTAACAAGCAGGCCTGATTCGGTTTCAATGACATGTTTACTTTGCTAATCTTACATTCGGCATTGACTTCATTGAGGAAAAATTGGACACTCACTGGTAAAAAACCCCATCGATTTTCTCCTAACGGATACTTTTCCGGCCCCTTTACATAATTCTCACCTTCTTGAATATCTCTGCTCATTTCTTCTTCAACTGCTTCTCCTTGATTTTGTAGTTCTTGATTTTGTAGTTCAGGATTTTTCTGTAGTTCAGGATTTTGTCCCTTCTTGAATTTGTCTTGGCAAATATCTCGGCGCGATTTCATTTCAGTTGTAGACCATTTACTGTAACAACACGGAATACATGAGCCATCGGGCATTTTCTCTTTATGAAAACCAGGGTAATTTTTTTCATCATCTTCGTAAAAACGATAAACAAACCTGTCTTTTGGGACCACATCGGCCTTCTTAGGTATAATTGCGTCTTCTATATTTTCCACAGCCGGACCACATTTGCCTGCCTTGATTTCTGCTTCAGTAACCGCTGTGTTGGTTTTCAAACACCAAAAACGCGGGCACGTGAAATAGTATTTTTTAGAAGCGTCATTCGGATCAGTACCATATTCGATAAATTCGCCTTCCTTTGTAACTCCATTTTCTTTATATTCGCCTCCTGGATTTTCGTTTACTAGACGTTCCTTCTCGGCACTAGTTAATATAATAGGCTGTCGTCTAGCAGCCAAATTAAATGGACACATTCTTGTATATAAATCAATCTTATCATCCTTGCTTTTTACAAATAAATTGGGCATTCGGTCTTCAATGCGTTTCGAAAAAGGATTTGGGTATTTTAATTTCATACCAGTAATATCATGAACAATATTTTGTCCTAATCCAGGTCCACCTCCGCCAATTAAAGTTTTATTAGCACCACCAATTAAAGGTTTATTAGCACCACCAGTTAAATCATTTGTATCATCATCATTTGTATCGTTGTCACTAGACCCCATATCAAAACCCAATAAATCAAGCAAATCATCGTTATCGGGCGCCTCGCCTGACGAATCACTCAAATATCGGGCACTGTTATCCTCCTGAATTAAAGGCACCTCATTTTCTACAATATTCTCCTCCGCCTGCGCAACAATGTCATCGATTTTAATATCTTCAATTGCCGCACCCGAGCATAAACGATTTATGTCTTCACTATTCACACGAGTGCTCTCAATATCTTGCGTAATGCGAATAAACGAATCAATATAAATCGGAATCGTATCTAAATACCATATATTATTTATTCCATTCATCGTAATTTTAATTTCACTTGTTATTGGGTTCAAAAGCATTACCGTCTTAAATCCAGGGTTTATTTTAACCATAATTGCGCGACGTTTATTTGCCCCTCGAACTAATTCCAAATCACGTATTGTTTTCGCAAATACATCATTCGCAGTCTCATCATTCATATCATTATATTGTTGTATTAAATCTGCTATAATTTCAGATTGAGTAAACCCTTTTGATATTTTTTCAATAATAAAGGCAACTTGGCTGTCCAATGTTGTAAAATTAGAGACCCTTTTGAAACGCATTGACGCGCCATCCTTCATATTAATATTTTGTACCAAATCATCACTTTCCACTGTGAATACACTAGACAAACAACCTGACATCTTTTTTAAGTCAATCGGCTTGGTAATAGAGTAAATTGTCTGATATGTTAGTTCTCTAATTTCAATATTAGAGCTCGTAATTGACTTAAATACTGGCAATTCTAGACCGCTTTGTTCAAAGAAAGGTCTGATTTTTTCAATCAACGGATTTACTGCGCTGTCAATAATCGTATCGATGTTTATGAAACGGTTTTGCGAATAATTATTTACCAAGACAGGTGACGCAAATGGTTCTAATGAATACACGGTGATTGTACCAGTTTCATCAAACTCACAAATAATATTATATTCAATTGCTTGATAAACAACGGTTGTGTAAACTGAAACGGATTTATGTTTACCAATAACGCGAATTATTTTAAAAATGTTGGTCTTTGACAAAAATGGTATTTTACGCCCGTCATTTGTTAGTTGCTCCGTATACAAACGCAACATATTGGATTGTTTAGTTTCCGGATTAAATTTGATTAGGGGTGAGTCTTGACTCGAATTTAGTAATTTAAAAATAACATCCACTGGTATATTTATCTTGTAATCGGGATATAATACCACTTTAATATAGGTAATTCCCGTATCCTTTTGATTTTGTGAAAATGCCTTTAATAGTTCGATATCCTTGGTTACGTCCTGTGTTATATCCTTGTTTAAGAAACGGTAAATGTCGTAAAACAAGTCGATGTTTTCAAATGTTCGTTTCATATTTTCTGACAATTTGGCACTGGTTGTCTGTATTAGACCATCCCTTGCGGCATCCAATGCGTCAATCGTTTCAATATTTGCTTTGTATAAAAAAGGATAGTAAATCTTAATAGTGTATTCTGTGAAACGTTGGTCTAAATTCTGTGTCTGAACTTGGTTTTCTAAAACATCTTGTGCTAAACACAGATTTATTGTATTTTTAAAGATTTTTCCCGTTTCCAATAACAAATTGTTATTCAACGACGATAACTCTTTTCTAGAACGTTCTAATAATGGGTCGTAATCGGTAACGTAATATGGGTCCACAATAAAAGGGTATTCGTTTGCAAATACAAATTTCTGACCTAAGCATGACGCTACTACATAGTCTCTTTCTAACAAATTTAAGCGCAAAATATCATCAAATGTATATTTGTCTGCCTTTTCTTCTGCCTTTTCTTTTTCTTTTTCTTGTTGTCCTTGAAGCTGGAAATCAATAGGTATTCCTGTATTGATATCATATATATTTGTAGTCATTTGCTCAATTCGTAATTTGGTTAAGGGTATTCGGTCATTTTGGGTTAAGTTCTGATATAATGTAATTGGGCTAATGGGTTCAGTTTTAAGACAAAACAAATACATTTCATCCATGGATACATTTCCACCGAGTGCTTCAAATATTTTCAACTTAACGACACCAATCGTATCATCAAAATGAATTGATTGTTTTACAAAAATAGGTACTATATTATTTTGTTGCATATTTGTTAGTTCATCCTTGTCAAATATCTCTGAAAATACAGGACTATTTGGTTCTGTGGCAAACAGCTCATTTGGATCCTGTATTTGTCCTTCTATATCTATGTCTAAATTATTACCAAAAAATACATATATTTGTCCTATTTTATTTTTACCTACTAATTTGTTTACTTTAAATATTGATTGTGACAATAATGACATTATATATATTTAATGTGATTATTTTATATAATTTTTAACTTCATAATTGTTTTAAAAAAAAGTTACATATCAAAATATGGATTATCTGTTATATCCATTCCGCAATATGGCTCCGGACTTTTCTTATAATCCACGGGTTGATAAATATTTGCCTCTTTTGCGTTTTCCAATAAGAATTTGAAATTTTGCCAAAACACTTGCTTATGCCCTTCTGCCTTTGTCATAATATGAGACAATTCATGGATTGCGACAAATGTTAAAGTGTTTATGTCTATCAGCTTGGATGCATCATCCTTCTTCTTATTCAAACAAAAGGCAATTTTTTCACCCTTGTTTTCACTATATGCTGTCAATTCGCTGGTAGGCAACGTTTCTGAAATTTTCTCCGGATTGAAATTTTTTACTAAACGCTGTACATCCTCATCATCATGATATTTTTTTCCAACAAATGCGACCAAATCCTTACAATTTCCAGTAACAGTTGCCAACAAATTAGCAGCCAATTGGAGTTTAGAACGCTCCCTAACACAATATTTCTCACCATCCACGTCGGAAATAATACATTTTAAATTAAACGCATCAGACTCATTATATATTTTTAAACAAATAACAAAAACGAAGCCTAAAACAATATAAAATAAGATGTTTTGTTTATCAAAGTCAAACATATATTATACCAATACAATATACCAATACTTATAATATTAAACAAAAATTAACTGTTTAATATTATCTTTTTTTACCTTAGTTTTTTACCTTAGTTTTTTACCTTAGTTTTTACCTTAGTTTTTTACTCTATATTTTTATAAAGAATTACTTATGTTGAATTTATTGAGACCCTTGACCAAGCTCCAAAGACGGGCGCATGAAATCAGGGGTAATTGTACTTTGGTTCCACGGTCCTACAGACATTTGAGGATTGGGTGTCTCAGAACGGATTTGCAAGTTGGCGTTTCTAAGTGTTTGACCAATTGTGTCAATGCCAATGTGGTAACCAGCCTTCAACAAGTTGACATTTGCGAGGTCACCCTTTCCAGTAGGGTTCAATGACGCCCAATCGCCACCACTCTTGGGTAACAAATCAGCAGGGTTGCTAACATTACAAGAGCCAGCATTCATTTGAGGAGCACCTGATGTAGACGCAAAATCACCACTTTGGTTCTCTGAGGCAGGCATTATTTGAGATTGGGCTTGGTTGTTATAAGCCTTGTTTTTTTTACCAGTATTACCTTCAGTTATGCCCATACTTGAGCCCTTGGTTGTAAAGTAATTATAGGCCATTTGCAAAACATACAAGCCAATAATAATCATCAAAATACCAGCAACACCGTAATCATTCCAGAGTTTTTTAAGTTTGTCACTCATTATATAAAATTAAGGATAAAATATTTTTATAATTAATATTTAATTAATTATAAATTAATCTTGATTTGTTAGTTTTATTTTGATTTGTTTGGTTTGTTTCCTTTTCCTAGATATCCTATATATTCGATTTAATCAGTCTCATTGTCACTATAATTTTCCAATTCACTGTCACTATCGTCCATATCGTCGATCATATATGTTTTTTTAATTGCCTTCAGTTCTAAATATGCTGTTACTGCTGCCCTTTTGGCTTCTTTCACTTTCTCCCGTGCCTTTTTAAGAATATCATCATACACTTGGTTGGGGGTTTTTAATTTTATTGTGTCTAAATTATTTAATGAACTTGGGTTCAGGTCTACCTCTTTCAACAAATTCGGGTCATCATTTAAAATAGTATTGTCAATATCCAAGTCTTCTATTTCTAAACTAATATTTTCATCTATATTTTCATCTATATGTTCATTTCTATCATATGTATCATTTATATCATTTATATTTGTTGCAAAATCGTCAACAACAAAGTCTAGTTCTTTTTCTTTATCTAGAATTGGCTCTAAACTATTTGAAATCGGATTAGCCTTGTTTATCTCGTTTACTGAATCTTTGATGAAATCTTCTAAATTATCTTTTGTTTCAGGGACTTTGACCTGATTACTATTTTGGGTTTGGTTACTATCGCGTTGATTACTACTTTGTTTTACTGGGTTCTTGATAAAACAACTATCCAAAAATGGATCCGGACTCACAATCAAAGATTGCTTAAGTTCTATTTCCATTTGGAAACTTCTTGACGTAAATTTGATACCTTGTATTTCTAAAATAGAAATAATAGTTTTATCCACTGTTATATCTTCTAAACTAACAACATTATTCACTTCATTGTATATTTTTATACTCGGTTTCACATTCACTCGTAATAAATAATATTTTCCGGATTTAAATATTTTAAACGCTGATGTAAATGCTGTCTCAATATCATCCTTTTCCAATTTTGTTTGAAACCATGTTTCGCCTTTACTAAACAACAATTCTTGACACTTTGCCTCTAAATTTTCAATCCAATTAATAAACACTGTATCATTATTATCAAACATCAAGTCGACAAATATTTTTTTACCACTTTTCACAAACCCTTGCTTCGTAAGGCACTTTGGAGTCTGTAAATATAATAATTTATTATTGCTATACATTATTTTAGTAAAATAGGAACCTCCTGCTAAAGTGGATGGGGGTCCTAAATATAAATTCGAAAAATCGTAGTCTATGGTTGGTTCAATAATATTATCCATTGTTATTGGAAACAAAGAAAAATATTATTTTATTGACACGCATAAAACCCCTAATACTTATAAAACCTTTTTAAACTAAGAAAAACCTTATTAAAAAAATAAATACAATAAAATAATAAAATAAATTTATTGTATTCTAAAAAGAATGAAAGAAACATTATTAAAGCAATGTTTAGACATATTAAAAACCGAAAATATAAAAAATGAAATCAAAATTATTTTTACACCGGTAACTGATTTAATTCTTTATGAAATTTACCCGTATATTTATGTAATTATTTTTCTCGTTTTCCTAATATTCATTTTAATTTTAGCAATATTGGTTATTTTAGTAACTATAATGCGTAATAAAACAATTATTCAAGAAATAAAAATTTAGATACCATTGTTTTGGTGTATTTTTTTCTTTACTCATTATATAATATGCCAAAAAGTCATAAAAGAAGGTCTGCGAATAAGACACAGAGAGGCGGTAGTGCTTCATCAACACCTTCCCTCGTTTCTGTAGATAATTCTCCCAGTGGTTGGTCCCAAGTCATGAATACTGTCGGCGATGGCTGGACTCAAATGATGAATTCATTGACTCTTAACCCTGCGCAAAGTCCTGTTGCTGCTGCGAGCACATCATTGGTTCCGATTGCTAACCCGAACGCAAATGTTCCCAATCTCTACAAAAATGGACAAATGGGAGGCCGAAAGGGTCGTAAAGGTAGAGGCCGAAAGGGTGGTATTTTAGGCGCTGGTGCCGTGTTGGAACAGGCCATTGTCCCTTTTGCCCTACTTGGATTACAGCATACATATGCTAAGAAACGTGGTCATAGTAAGAAAACTAGACGCCACAGACGTTAATTAGTTATAATACAATACCATGTTGTAATAAAAATACCTTTGTCCTGTGCGAATATTTATTCTGTAATTGGTTGTTACCGACTTCATTATGTATTGTGTGTATTCCATCACCTAATCCGCCTTTTGCGGTTCCATCATCTAGCACACGACCTTTTCGTCGAGCATATTCCGCTTCCGATTGTGTGTAATAATGAGCAATATACGCAGCCACTTTAGTAAATATTTTTGGTACACGATTAAATGGTCCTGCTGCCATTTTATTCAAAGATGTAGAGAAATATCGATTTGGGTTCACCATATTAAAGAAATGTGGATTTATTGCTGGTAATATTACCTTTTCAGGCCTTACAAAACTTTTTATATGTTGATCAATTAGTTTATCCGACATTGTAAAATTTTCCATTAATAATCCAGGTGGCTGTGACACGTGATTCGATGTTCCAAACATTAACCAATTAACTCCTATTGCGTCTGAGAAACTAAAAGTATTAAGTAATTCCTTTACATTATTGTAATTATTTAATAACAGGAACTCGTCGGCGTCTAAATATAACATCCAACTAGCATTGTTTTTTTGGGAAATTTGGACAGCGCGGGTCATCAAATCTAGTTTTATAGATCCATCCATTTCTACACGAGTAATATTAATACGTTTGTCACGAATAAAAGACCCTATTGTATTTGATATTGGTGTAACTGATTTATGGTCAAAAACATGGATTTTATCGAAGCCGAGTAACAAATGATGGGCAATCCATTCGGCTATTTTTGGTTCATCTCTAGCATTTGTAAATAAATATACTAGTCTTGCTCCAGTTTGTCTAAATTTGTCGACTTGAGATATTAAATTTAGGTTGGCAGACCCGGATTTTCGACTTAACATAATATTACCATGTATTTTTTATATTTTTTATATTACTTATTTATTATTCGTCTTTATTCATGTTTATTTATGTTTATTTATAATATATTTTTGAATGAGCTCAAATTTTGAAACACAACTTCAACAATGGGTAACAATTGATAATCAAATGAAGGTCCTAAATGACCGTGTGAAGGAACTGCGCGACAAGAAACACACACTAAGTCAAAGTATTAATACACACGTTGAAACTAGCAATTTAGTTAACACATCAGTACAACTAAATGATGGACAATTACGGTTTGTAAATGTAAAGGAAACACAACCACTGACTTTCAAATATTTAGAAACATGTTTGCGGGAAATTATCAAGAATGAGGAACAGGTCACCAAGATTGTTGATTATATTAAAAACAAAAGGGATGTTAGTTATG